CGTGGGACGCCTACGGCTGGCAGTTCGCGGCGCTCGAATATCCCTACTTCGCCGGGAACAACGTGAAAGCCCGGTTGCAGGACGGACGCGAGTTTGCGGGCGAGTACTGGTTCACGGTCGCCCCGGTGGGTGATGCGTTTTCGGCGGCGCCCGAGCAGTCGAAAGAGTTCTACTTCTGCGCGCTGGCGAATGGCCGGATCACGGCGCAACCGACCAACCGCGTGCTGATCGAGGACCGCTCGTTCACGACGCGGCTTGAGTGGCCGACATTCCTAGAACGCCAAACCGACTGGTTTAGTTCCGAAGACGGGGGAGGCTTATGAGCCGAATGATACCGCCGCAAGCCGTGGCTATCATCAAGGAGTTTGAGGGCTTCAAGCTGGTCGGATACCTCTGCCCGGCGGGGGTTCCTACGGCGGGATGGGGACACACTGGCCCCGACGTGCGTGTCGGCGTGCGCTACACCCGCGACAAGGCCGAGGCGTGGCTTCTGGCGGACATCCAGCACGCGGCGAACCGCCTGGCGGGCGTGGTCAAGCCCGACGTGCTGGCGGACCTTTCGGATAGCCAATACGCGGCCTTGCTGTCGTTTGTGTTCAACCTTGGCGCAAAGTCCACATGGACGATCTGGAAGCGGGTCAACGCGCGGAAGTTCGATCAGGTTCCGTCCGAGCTGATGCGCTTCGTGAACGCGGGCGGTAAGCGTCTCCCCGGCCTTGTGCGCCGTCGCGGGGCCGAGGCGGCTTTGTGGGAGCAGGGCGAGGATGACGAGCCCGAAACGCCGCCCTCGACCACTCTCCGCATGATCGGGATGACGCCCCCGACGCCCGCCACCGACAAACCGCTGACGGTCTCCAAGACTATGTGGACGGGCGCGGGTGTGGCGGCTTCCGGCGTCGTGGCCGGCGCCCAACAGGTGCAGGCGTTGGTCGCGCCGCAGATGGCCTATTCGGAGCACCTGCAAACGCTGGCCGCGATTGTGGCGGGCCTGATCGTCGCGGGCGGTATCGCGGTCATGGTGTTCAAGTGGCTAGAGCAGCGCGAGAAGGCCAGGTGATGGTCAACGAACTAATCGCCGCGCTGATCGGGTTCCTGATCGCCGTGGTGGTGTGCATCAAGCTGGTGGCGTTCGCCGTCATCGCGGCGGGCAAGCTTCTGGTGGCGTGGATTAGCAAGGCGGGTGGGTGACATGATCGCAGCAATTCTAGCCTCCCGCCTGTTTGGCCCGGTTGCCTCTGTCGCCGCCGTCCTGGCGCTCGCGTTGTCGGTGGGTCAGTGCTCGCGTGCGCTCAAGGCAGAGCGGGCGCTTGCGAAGGCCGAAGCGACGGCGGAACGGGCCATGACCAGCCTGACGACGTGTAAGGCTAACACGACAGCCCTAGAAGCATCCCTAGAGCGCCAGAATCGCGCCGTGGCGGCGATTGAGAGCGAAAGCAAGGCAAGGGTCGCCCAAAGCGCCAAAGCCGCCAGAGACGCCCGAGCGGTTGCCGAGAGCGCCCGCCGATCCGCTGACCGGGTGCTGGCGATGCGGGCTCCCGAGGACGTGTGCGCGGGGGCGCTGGATGTTCTGAGGGGAGGGTGATGCTGCGGGCCGGGCGTCCCCGACAAGGTGGGCTGGATAGTTCAAGCCACAGAGCCAGCAATAGCGGGCGTCCGTCCAATCGTCCCGTGGGCTTTTACACACCACCGCAGCCCCAAACCTATAGCGCGAACAACGGAGATAGGCTAGTGACAAAAGTCCTCCCAGCCGGTTCACCTGCTGGCCCCGGTAGGGTCCGCCCTACCGTCCGAAAGGTGCCGAGCCGGGGCGGTGGCGACCCCGGCAAGCTTGCCGCGACACTCGCAATCGCCCTCACGGTCGCCGCCTGCCAGACAACCGCCGAACCCCGCATTGAGGTCCGCGAAGTCCGCGTTCCGGTCGCCGTCAAGTGCGCCACCGACCCCGGCCCCAGGCCCGAGTACCCCGACACCGATGCGGCCCTAGCTGCCGTGAGGGACGTTTTCGAGGCCGCAAAGCTCGTGATGGCCGGACGTGCTCTCAGGATCGGACGGGAGGCGGAGCTAGAGGCGAGCGTGGCGGGGTGTCGGTGAGGGGTCGCGCAAGCCGCACTCTAACCCGTTCAGTGTGACCTTGTATCCGGCAGTGGTGAGGGAGAGGAAGGCGAACTTCGCAACCTGCTCGGGCGCGTAGTGCACGGCAACGGACAACGCCTTGACGGCCAACCACTGCTGAAATCGTGCGCGCAGGATCTCCAGCCATTCGCTCACTCCCCCACCTCCCCCAGCAGCGTGTCGATCATGGCGGTGAAGCAATCAGCCGCCCCATCCGCACCCATTAGGCGAGAGCCGTCGAGTTCCAGTTCAAAGCGCGGAATGGCACTATCGCCAGCGGCGCACATTTCTCTGCTCGGCTCTCTCACCACTCCCAACACCCCCCGCACGATAGCCAGACACTCACGCTCTGACAGGTACGGCTTTACGGTTCGGACGGCGGCGATCAGGTCAGCGCGGGTCATGGGGTCCTCGTCCACCAAAGAACCGCGACCGCCCACACGACGAGCGCGGCGAAGATAGACGCGTCGGTGATCATGTCAGCCATCACTTCCCCCTCTCAGCTTCATATGCAGCGATGGCGGCTCGGAGGCGTTCGGCCACGGCGTCGGGGCTCGGATATACTTTGTGGTACTCATCGTCGCCGCAGATCATGGCGTCTAGCTGGTCGATTGCGTGCCGCACCGCCTCCACCACGGCCTCGGAAGGCTCTGGTCGGGCGAGGATTGCGTCGGCCATCTGCCAGAACTGATCGTCAGGTCGGATCGCACGGCACTCTGTCGTGCAGAAGTTGTCGTGACAGGTGCCGTTCTTCACCGGGTCCGCCCAATAGCAGCACAGCCGCGCAATCCTCTCTCGCTCACTCACGCTCGCCTCCGTGCGTAATGAAGTCGCGGGCGGCGCGGAGGTTGCCATAGGTGATTTCCAAAGCCTCGCCCGATTCCCATATGTTTTGCCGGTCGTGTTCGTGCGAACCGTTGGCCGGTCGGATGGGATCGAACGCCTCCCCAAACGGCCGCAACACCCCCACCGCCTCATCCAGTGAGGCTCGCAGCCGCTCGATCTCTGCTTCGGCTGCGTAGAGGGCGGACTCAAGCGCGGCCACATAATCCCGCGTCGTGTCTAGCCAGTTCTCGCGTTCTGAATCCGATGGCTCAATCATCAGCTTGCTCCTTGGGTTCGATGGTGGCGGATCGGAGGGCGTTGGCTGCCAGTTCGTAGGTCTCCTGCGTACTCCGAAGCAGCGCCCTGAGTTCGGGCGCGTGAGGCCACCGATCAACATGAGCGCCCACGATCACGGCGCTCTCCTCCAACCACTTGCACACCTCCTCCACCGCCTCACGCGGGGTATCGGCTCGGATGGTGATGGGCTGGGTCATACGATTTCGCTCAGCGCGTCGGCTGCCTCGTTCATCAGGTCGTGGGCGCGGTCGATGCTCTCAACAAGCGACTCGGCATCCTCGATGATTTGCCGCAAGGCGTCCCGATCCGCGCCAACCTTTTCGGCCATCTTGATCAGTCGCACCCTCAAGCGTTCGACGTCTCGCTTCATCCTTCACTCTCCGGGGGTGGCAGCGGTTGCCAGTGGGTGACGTCGGCGTCGTGAAGCGACGCGCCGCAGGTCTCGCTGAACCAGTTGTAGACGCTGGGCTTGCGGGCAAATATCGCTCCATCGCTAGGCCCGTGGTACGCACCCTGATGGACGACACCCTCGAACAACAGCAGGACAGACGTCCCATCCCTCGGCGCGGTCTCTATCGGTTGCCACGTCACGGCGTCAGTCCTCCAGCTTCATGCAGGTCGCGGCAGAACGGCGGCATCCCCGGCTTACCGACCGGAGCGAAGCACTGATCGCACAGCCACAGAGTCCCGGTGTCGGGGTCGTGGTAAGCCGTGCCGCCGCAGGTTAGCGGGATCGGGCGGGTGTCGGTCATCGTCCTTGCTCCCGACGCACGGCCTTGATGGCGGCGAGGGCGATTTCTACCGTGTCGGAATCTTCACGGCGACCGCACGAAACGACCACCTCCCGCGCCAGGATCAGGTCAGGATCAACCGGCTTCCGCCCGGTGCGGACCAGGGCGGCGGCGATGGCTGCAGGGTCCTCGCTGGTGGGAGTTGATGGCAAGTAGTAGAGCCTCCGAGCCTCCACCGCCACCGAACGATCCTCGTCTGTGATTTCTGGTAGTTTGGTCACGCTTCAATCTCCTTGTGCCTCCAGACAACGGCTTCCGTGGTTACGGTGTCAATTCTTTTCACGGCCAGGCCAGGGACGACGTGCGCGTGCTTCTTTGCCCACTCGACCGCGTGCGAGAGCGTTTCAAAGGTGCAAGCGATACCGCCCACCGCCGTGACGGCGTGGTAGGATGTGCGGGCGGTCATCACACAAACCCCGTCAGTTTCGCCACCAGCCAGACGCATCCGGCCAAGGAAGCGAGGGTGATGACCTCGCGGAGATACCAAGCGAAGGGCCTCATGCGACCAGCCTTTCACGCAGGAGCCCCGCGTCAGCCGCAGCGGCGTTGAGTTCGTCAAACGGCGCCCACGCCTTTTCACGGTTGAACAGGGCCAGCAGGGCGCGCACGGTCTCAGGGGACAGGCGGGCGGCGCCGAGGTAGACTTGGCCGGCGGAACAGGTGAACCTCGCCATCACGCGGCCTCGTCGTCGGAAATCATCACACGCAGTTCGGCCAGCAAAGATTCAAGCCGATCCGGGGACCATCGCCAAGTCAACCGCTCGAACGCGTCTTTGATCAGCCGCTCCAGCATGACGGTGTCGTTGGGATGGGCGGGGCTCAAAGCGATCCGCGCCATTTCGGCAGGGTGGTTGCGTTCGGCGGCCATCACGCGGCCTCCCCGTAAGCCGCCGCTGCATCTGTGATGCTGGCGAAGCGGTTGACTGTGATATCGCAGTCCTTCTCGCCGTCACGGCTAAAGAACCATTGTTCCGTGACGACCTCAAACCCCGCCGGGGTTTCGAGAAGCGACACCTTGCGCGACCAATCGTAAGAGGTCCGCCGGTCGCTGTGTGTCGTGGCGATGATGTGTGCGGTCATCTTAGGCCTCCACCAGCCAGCGGGTGATGCGCTCGGCAGCCCACGCTTCGTGGTCGGGCTCGTGCGGGTCCATGCCGCAGTCAATGCAGCGGTCCAGCAGCACGTTCGTCGTGCGGACGTAGGTGCGGGCGTGGGCGTCAAAGCCTGACGTGGTGAACGCCGCATCCGCTCGCAGGCACGCTTGGTGCGCGTCGTTCAAAAGTTCAAGCTGGTGTTCGGTCATCGGTTCTCTCCGTTTGCGTTGGTCCCCATAGTCACCACGCCACCGCACCCGTCAACATAAAAATGCGCCTCTCAGTCACATTTAATGATTGACCGCGCCGTGTCCGTGCGCCACCACTAGGGCATGACCCTAGCTCAATGGATGGCCGCCAACGGCTACAAAGACCAGCGCCTGGCGGACGAACTGTCCCTGTCGCGCTCGGCAATCACCCGGATAAGACGCGGCGAGCGTAAGCCGTCGCTTGATGTCGCCTTGCGCCTTGAGCGCATCACCGGCTTGCCGATTGGCGCACTGGTGGGGGCGGGGGCGTGATTTACGGCTCCGTCTGTTCCGGCATCGAGGCGGCGACGGCGGCTTGGCATCCGCTCGGATGGCGCCCTGCGTTCTTTTCCGAGATCGAGGCGTTTCCGCGCGCCGTCCTGCAACATCACTATCCCGAGGTTCCCCTGCATGGCGACTTCACCACGATTGAAGCCGGGGACTACGCCCCAATTGACCTTTTGGTCGGCGGAACACCTTGCCAGTCCTTCTCCGTCGCCGGCCTCCGAGGCGGCCTGGGCGATGACCGTGGCAACCTGGCGCTTGAATATCTTAGGCTGGCTGACCGACTGCGCCCCCGATGGCTGGTTTGGGAGAACGTCCCCGGCGTCCTGTCGTCGAACGGCGGACGGGACTTTGGAGCCATACTCGGGGGCATGGTCGAACTCGGGTATGGGTTCGCCTACCGAGTGCTTGACGCTCAGTTCTTCGGAGTGGCCCAACGACGCCGCCGTGTGTTCGTTGTCGGATATCTTGGAGACTGGCGACGTGCCGCTGCGGTTCTTTTTGAGCGCCACAGCTTGCAAGGGCATCCTGCGCCGCGCCGAGAAGCGGGGTCGCGCGCTACCCAAAGCCTTACAACTCGCTTTGGAAACAGCGGCCCAGACCTCCCAGATGCAGAGGCCGGATGGCTGATTTCCGACGTCGCTGAGACGTTGATGGCTGCGGACCACAAGGGTCCAGGCCATAATCGGGACCACAATTTTATCGCCCGCACCCTCAGTGCGCGCCATGACGGTTCGCCATGCATCGACCGCGGCCCGAACATCGTGCCGGTCGCCGTTTTCGATCCCAACCAGATCACCAGCAAGGCGAACGGGTCGCGCTGTGAGCCTGGCCTGTCGCACACGCTACCGGCGACGGCGAACGCGCCGGTTGCCTTCAACATCACGCCCAGCAACAGCAACAGAGACTATAACGCGCGTCTAGCTCGCTACGCGCAAGCCATCACCGCAGGCGGCCACTGGCCCGGCGCGCGCGGCGGCGATTTGGTGGTGCGGGGAAACGATCACGTCTTTGCAATCCAAGCGAGCGTGATCAATCGCAGCGATGGCGCGGGGCCACAGGGCCCAGGATGGGACTCCTCGGGCGCGAGCTTCACTCTCACGAAATCGGATCAGCACGCCGTGGCTTCGACATTTGGCCGCCAGGTTCGGCGCTTAACCCCCCGTGAGTGCGAACGCCTGCAAGGCTTTCCCGACGACTTCACCGCCGTTCCCTATCGCGGCAAGCCCGCCGCTGACGGCCCGCGGTACAAGGCGCTTGGCAACTCGATGGCCGTTCCGTGCATGGCGTGGATTGGGCGCCGCATTGCGATGGTGGACGCGCTTAATTGCCAAGCAGAATCCCCAAACCCCCAGGAGCAAAACACGTGAGCCAACTGAAAAACAACACACGCAAGTTCGTGGAATATCCTGACCTCCCGATCAACCGGATCGCTGACAAGTACCTGCCGGACGCCAAGGCGCATCAGGAGCATCTTGCTGACATCGCCCGCGCGAACAAGGGGCGCGGTTTCGCCGTCGCCAAGGTGCGGGCGTGAACTGGACCGAGGCAGAATTGGCCCGGTTGCAAGAGCTTGTCGGGCTTGGGTGGGCGCGGCAACGCATCGCCGCCGACCTCGGGCGCACTCTGGACGCCATTAAGGCGCGTATAGCCCAAGGCGACTTTGACAAGCCCTCGGTTCGCGCGTCTCACTGGTGGACGCCGGAGGAAGAAGCGAAGCTGGAGGAACTGTGGCGGGCGGGACTTTCCGCCGGTGAGATCGGGCGCATCCTGGGCAAGGGTCGCGGCGCTATCGCCGGGGCGTGCGCTAGGCGCGGGCTTAAGCGCGGCTTTGATCGGGCGCGCGAGATCAGATCAATCTCCTCTGCGGTGCGAGCCGAGAAGTCGCCCGTCCGCAAGCGCGTGGCGAACTGGTCAATCTCCAAAGTCCCCGCGCCAGCCGACGTGCAATTGTACGTCCCCAAGACACACACCGTCCCGCCGACCGCAAAGCATTGGCTTCAACGTTCGTTCGGTGAGTGCGCTTTTCCTGTAGACGGAGCCGGGGTTGATCTGGTTTCGTGTTGCCGCAAAGGCTGGCGCACAACACCGGACGCAGCCGCCTATTGCACGGAGCACAGAGCGGTCATGTATCAACCGACACGCAGCGACCTTAGCGGGCTGGAGAAGGTGGTATGACCATCCTCGCAATCGACCCCGGCCTCTCAGGCGCGCTTGCGTTCCTCAAGCCCTCTGGCGCCCTCACTGTCATCGACATCCCGACGCTGCAATTAAAGAAGCGCGTGATTGACGAATATGCGCTGGCGCGGATCGTAGACGAGTGGGCGGTGGAGGTGCGCGAAGTCTGGCTTGAACAGGTCGCCACACGGCCAGGAGAGGGCGCGGTCGGCGCGTTCACATTCGGGCGCGGCTATGGGCTGATACGCGGTATCTGCGCCGCCAACTTCCTGACGATCCACGACGTAACACCGCAGGTGTGGAAACGCGCGCTTAACGTGCCGGCGGAGAAGGATGGCGCACGCGCCGCCGCGTCTCGCTACTTCCCTCGCTACGCAGGCGAGTGGGCGCGCGTGAAGGATGACGGGCGAGCCGAAGCCGCGCTGATCGCGCTTTATGGTTCACGACAGATGCAAGCGAGGGCGGCATGAGCCAATCCCTCACCGGCGCTGGCTGGTACTTCTCCGCGTCTCACCGCGACCCGATCCGCCAGGAGCTGCACGGCCACTCCTACGAGGTCACCGCCTATTGGCCCTCGGAACCGCCGCGCGATGCGATGGTCCTGCAATGGACCCTGCGCGACGTGTTGAAGGGTTTCGACCATGTGACGCTGCCCGACGAAATGAGCCGCGCTGAGAACCTAGCCCGCGCCATCGGTTCGCTGATCGACGGATGCGTGCGGGTGGACATTGCCCGGCCTTCCGAGCGCCTGCGGTGCGAGGTCTGGCTGTGATGACGGTCTGTTACCACGGAACGCCGATCACGCCGCAAAGCGCGCTCTTGAAACTCGCCGGGCGTCACTTCTGCGTCTCGTATTTCAACCGGACGAAGACCAGCCTCCCGCTGATCGAGGGCATCGCGTCCAGCCTCATGCTCGACAACGGCGCGTTCTCGGCATGGCAGGCGGGCGTTGATCTTAGCGATGCCTACTGGTCCGGCTATTTCGATTGGTGCGACCCTCTGCTGGATCGCCCGACGACGTGGGCTGTCATCCCTGACGCCATCGCTTCGGGAACCCAGGAGCAGGACCGGCTGATCGGGCTTTGGCCGCACGGCGACCGTGGAGCGCCCGTCTACCACCTGACCGACGACTTTATGCAGCCGCTTTCGCGCCTTGTCCGGCTGACGCAGGAGTGGCCGCGCGTCTGCATCGGATGGGCACACCCGCCGTCAACGCACCCGATCAACGGTGTCGCGTTTGAGCGCGCGATGGATGCGCTCTGGAACGAGCTGGCGCGGCATCATCGCCGCACGCCGGTCGTTCACATGTTTCGCGGGATGCAGCTAGTCCGGTCCCGGTGGCCGTTTGCGTCGGTGGACTCGACCGACGTGGCCCGCAATCACAACCGCCCACAGAACACGCCCGAGGCCATGGCCGCTCGTTGGGATGCGGCGCAATGCCCGGCGCGTTGGGAGTTGGCGCCCTCTCCTTTAGAATTGGACTTTGCATGACGAACGCATTCGAGACACACAACATCGGCCACCTGTCGCCGTCGTCCATCAACCTCTGGCTTAACGCGCCGTCGTTGTGGGTGCTTGAAAAGCTCTTGGGCCACCGTGGGGGTGTGGGCGCCGCCGCTCACCGTGGCACGGCGACAGAGGCGGGCGTCAGCGCGGGGCTATTCGACCACGACCTGACGCTTGACGCCTGCGTCGCCGTCGCGTTGCCCATCTATGACCGCCTCACGGCGCTGTCAGGCGACCCTAAGCGCGACACCGAGCGCGGCGTTATCCCCGGCATGGTCAAGCAAGGGCTCGCCCTACGCACGCACGGCGTCCCGATCCGGCCCAACCGGGGCGACCAGCACAAGGTCGAAACGTCGCTTGATGGCGTCGGTGTGCCGGTGATCGGCTATCTCGATTGGATGTTCGCCGATGAAATCCTTGACCTGAAAACGACGCTCCGAGTTCCGTCCGCCATGAGCGAGACGCACCTGCGCCAGGCGTCCGTCTACAAGCGGGCGCACATGGATAAGCGCGTGCGGTTTGTCTACGTCAGCGACAAGAAGTCAGAGACGCACACGCTCACGCGCGAGCAATACGACGCCGCCATTGTCCAGCTTACAGGCGCGGCTTTGCGGTTGCAGAAATTTCTTGCCATCTCGGCTGACGCGCGCGAACTTGCCGCCATTGTTCCGCACTCGTCGGACAGCTTTTACTTCAACGACCCGGCGACACGCGCCAAGTCGGTTGAAGTGTTCGGTTACTGAAAGGCGACCAATGGCGACGTTCACCGTCAAGAAGTATCAGCACAAGACGCGCGGGCAACCGCTGCTTGGCTTTACCATTCACAGTGGCGAACACGAAGTGTGGCGCGGCGATGGCTTTATTGAGCCTGAATATCGCGCGGCTTCCATTCAAGTCGCCCTGCGTGAACTGAACGGCCAACCGCCTGTCATCAAGGGCGAGAATATTCTTGACCGCACGGCGATGATCCTGGCGGATTGGTCGCGCCGCAGGTTCCCTGAACACGCGGCGTAAGAGATGGGCGGCCCGACCCTTTCGGGTATGTGTAAACTGAGGAAAGAACGAACATGGCACTAGGATTGCAGACCGAAGCCGGTGGCGGTGAAAACTTCCTTCCGGTGGTCAAGTACGACGCGCGGGCCGGGCGGGTGTTCCGCATCGACCGGCATCAGGACAGCGCGGGCAACTGGTCATCCGACGATGTGGACATCACGTCCACGTTTCAGGGCGCGTTCGACCTTGGCGCTATCGAGGTCGGCTGGGTCTATTTCGTCGCGGGCCAGGGTCCGGCCTGGGCGGTTGTCCCGCTGGGTCAGCCTCTGCCGGCCCGTCCGTCCGAGAACCACAAACAGTGCTTTCGCCTCAAGGTGAAGCTCGGCAAGGCTTGCGGCGGTGATGTGCGTGAGTTCGCATCCCAGGCCAAGTCGGTGATCGGCGCGGTGGACAAGCTGCACGACGCCTATACGGCTGGGCTCAAGGACAACCCCGGCAAGGTTCCCGTGGTCGCCATGACAGGCACGACGGCGATCAAATCGACGGGCAAGGGGCAGACCTCGACCAACTACGCTCCGATCTTTGAGATCAAGTCCTGGGTGGATCGTCCCGCCGACTTCGACACTACGCCCGCCCCTGTGGCGCCAGCACCCGCGCCGGTCGAGGCCGACGACACCGAGTTTTAAGAGACCTCCTCCCCGAGGCATCTAGGCGGGGCGTGAAAGCGTCCCGCCACTTTTTCAAGGGTCAAACGTGGTCAACGTGTCACCGATCCTAAGCCCCGATAAATCCGACATGACGGCCCACCTGGGGCTTCTGTTTGGTCGCGCCATCACCGGCAAGGTCGAGATAACGGGCATCCACGTCGATAAGGAAACCAAGGGCCGGACGCGCACGCGCTTCTTCGCCACTGACGACCTCGAGGCGGCGGCGGACTACGCATCCGGCCTGAACGCTCAACACGGTTGGAATGTCTACGTCGGCGCGGCGCTCCGCAAAGACGACGTGTTTCCCGACACCACCGCTGACGATACCGATTTTTTGCGCGCCTACGCCCTTTGGGCCGACGCTGACACCGAAGCCCAGCTACAGAGCGCAAGGGCCGCCTACGCAGGCTGTGACCCCGCTATCGTGGTGGTTACGGGGCGAACGCCGGAACGCCGCGCGCAGATGTGGTGGCCGCTCGAAACCCCCATAGACGACGCCGACACCTTGCGCGCTGCGACGCGCGGCATCGCCACGGCGTTAGGGACGGATCGCGTCGTCTGCACCGCAAAGCAGTTGATGCGCCTTGCCGGATCAATCGCCTGGCCGAAACAGAACAAGCCGGGCCGCGTGCTGGAGCGCACCGAGCTGGTGCGGATTGAACGCGCGCCGCGCGAGTTTGCGATTGAACAGATCGAACGCGCCTTCCCGCCCGTCACCGTGGCGCAATCAAAGGCAGACGCGCCGCCTGAAATCACCGTCGCCCCAGCTGGCGCGCTCGGCCTTGAGGAGAAGGTCATGGACGGGCGCGAGGGCTACGCCTTCCGCCTCGTGCGCGCCACGCTGCGCCAGTACGTCGGGGAGACGGGATCGGCGCCCACGGCGGAAGAACTCTACAAGGAAGTCGGGCCGACCTACTTCCGGCGCGTTGACCAGAACCGACCAGGGCGCGGTCCGACGTTCCTGCTGGCGAAGTGTCAGGAAGCCGTGCGCGCCTTTCACGCCGGCCAAATCCCCGGCATGGCGACGCTTGACGAAGCCGTCACGACCTGGGCCGAGAGGACGCATGACGACGGCCCTTTGGACGAACCGGAGGATAGTTACCCACCGCCGGAAGGTCCGTTTCGCGCCTCCGACCTGACAGGCGAACCGCCTGAGCGCGTCTGGGTGGTGGATGACTGGATCGTCGCCGGGGCGGTCAATTCGCTCTACGGCGACGGTGGCCTAGGCAAGACGCTCCTGGCGCAGCAGCTTGCGTGTTCCGTCGCCACCGGCGTTCCGTGGCTAGGTATCCCGGTCAAGCAAGGGTCGGTCCTCGCTATCTTGTGTGAGGATGAAAAGGACGAGCTTCACCGGCGCCACAACGCCATCAAGGCGGCGATGGGTCACACCATCGGCAACCCATTCAACGACGTCTGGCTGTGGCCTAGGGTCGGTGACGACAACGCCCTGATCCGTTGGGATAAGGATTCAAAGCCTATCGTCGGCGCGTTCTGGGAGCGGATTGAACAACAGATCGAGGCCGTCCAACCGTCGCTCCTGATCCTCGACACGCTGGCCGACTTCTACGCCGGATCGGAGATCGACCGGCCCCAGGTGAACTATTTCGTGAAGACACTGCTGGGCGGCCTTATCAAGCGCCAGGCGGCCAAGGGACATTCCCTGACCATCCTCCTGCTAGGTCACCCCTCTGTGGCCGGGAAGGCGTCAGGGAGCGGCTACAGCGGCTCGACGGCATGGAACAACGCCGTGCGTTCGCGCATCTATCTGACGCGCCCTGAAGAGGGCTCAACCGACGACCGGATGCTGACGCGCGGCAAGGCGAACTACGCCAAGTCTGGCGACGAAACAGCCATCCGGTTGTTCTTTGACCAGGGCGTGCTGCACCCCTGCGATGACGCCGAGGATGGGGATAGCGTGCTGTTCGCCGCACGCGAGGAAGCGTGCGCGCTGGTGGACAAGGCGTGGGCGTCAGGGCGTCCCTACGCAGGCCGCAAGGAACACCCCCGCTATATCTTCAAGGCCCTGCCGGCGGACATGATGAAGGCCGGTTTCAGCCCCTCCGTATCGCGCCAGGCCCTGCGCGAATTGATCACGGATGACGCGGTTATCAGCCTCGCCAAAGGCCGCGACAAGCGCGGTTATCGCACCTCAAGGTCCGGCGAATGACCGTGAACAAGACGCTAACTCATGTGGGCGGTGATGTGGGCGGTGATTTTACCGCCACACGTCATGTCTTTGAAATGCTTACGAAAAATGTGGGCGTACGCCACACCGCCACAATGTGGGCGTACGCCCACAAATTAACGAACAAAGACAAACGCTTAGGGGTCGCGCGTACGCGCGCGCGCGTTTTAAGGGTTTTG